CCACACAGGTGGCTGTATTAAGTGGCAAATGACCACCAACGAGCCAGGCTTTTCCAAGTACGGCCTGTTCCTTATCAGGCCTAAGAAAGCCATGGCAGACCAGCTAGTGAAGGACCGGCTGTTTAAGGCGGGCTCTGCTCTGAACCCTACACTGGGATTCGCGTCTTTCCTGCGGGAAGATCTCGACTACATCGTCCATAGCGAAGGTATGGAAGGGGGAACCTCATACGGTTCACAAATTAACACCAAGTACTGGGATGTTCTGTATCGCCGAGAAGTAACTCTCGGGAACCCCTTGAACGCCCCGTACAATGCAACGCAGCTCCCGGGTGGGAACAGCACCCCGGCCAATAACGCCGTAACTGCTAAGGGAACGATCAAGTTACCGGCAGGCGGTATGATAAAAAATGCGGCCGTCGCCAGTCAGTCTGGCGGTGGCAATGCCTCACAGGCAACGTCATGGGAAGTCGGTTACGGCGACCAAGAAAACGAGGGCGGATGCTACCTCGTGTGTATTAACAACGGTCTCTCGCTAGACGGAGAGGCCGGGAAGCTAGGCTTTCTAGTGCATGACTACTACAAGGCATGTGTATGAGTCAAGGACCATAGCTCCATGCAATGGCGCCCCCCTGGGGGGGGCGGGCCGCTGGGCGGCCTCGCGTCCATGATGCGGCCAGCATCATATTTGAGTTGGAGGAACTCCCAGCTCTTGGACCACCCACCGATCCATGGACATGGACCCATAGTCCGGTGGTTCATTTGCAAACACCACAATGTGTGGCTTGTTGAACCGGATCATCCCGCTCTCGTATTTGGGACTAAAGAACTTGCCGTCCTTTATTTTTTCGATAGCCTGGTATTGCACATAGCGCATACTCTCCCTAGGAATATCCAAGATGACTGTCTTGATGTCCCGTTCCTCTAATGCTGAAGCGATGCCGAAGAATACGTCTTTGGCCGCACCCGAGACCTCGATGGCTTCACAGTAATCAACCATGTGCGTGGCAGTCACGCTCTTGCCCCAATTACCCTTGGGTTCCCAGAACCAATAAATCTTACGGCCCCATAGTGGGTCTTCGTAATCTTTGAACATATCAACGATCTCACACTGGTCCGGGCGTAGCCATTCCCGACCCAGTTTCACTAATTCGCGCTTAGGCTTAGGCGGCGTGAAGTTCTCTGAATACAGAGTAGTCCCCGCAACCCGTGTACGGAGTTTAGAACAGTATGTGATGTTCTGATCCTTGTTGCCTTTCGCTTTCTCAAAGTGAATCTCTTTTGGTAGTTTCAACTGGGACCAGCGTCCCTTCTCCTTGAACTCAAAGTATCCCTGGAGATGAGGGGTACCCTCGGCCGAGTCGCCCGTCGACCCGTCACCAATCTCCTCCTGGAAAATCCAGCCCGCAATGTCGGACTCGCGAAAGCGTTGCTCCACTTGCTCCTTTTGCTCCATTGTATAATTGTTAAAGGTAAAAGCCCATCTCTTAGCTTGAGATACCCTTAATTGGGGAGGATTAGTATTACCCTCCCCATTTCCGTTTTGCTCCATTTGCTCCAAATTACGCTTCATTTCGTCTACGCAAGAAAATAACGGTACCCCATATCGTTCGACGAACGAAAAAAACCTTGCGTGGGTACAAACCACGTCATGGCCCCAACCCTTACAAGCAAACCCCGTGCTCTCAAAGGTATCAAGCGCAAAACTAGCGCGAAGGCTCAGTCGAAGCAGATCTCTGCCTTGTCTCGACAGCTCAACTCCATGTCAAAGAAACAGTTTGCAAAAGTGCATACTGTGTGGCAACGCAACCTCCTTACATGTGAGACAGTCAGCGGAGGCGTTTACGCCTACGTCTGTCCAATCCCCTACGTCCCAGGAAACCCGGATGGCGCTAGTCAGCCTGGTGGTGTCACGACTTGGACGGATAACTTGTCTCTGGCGGCGCAGTCGACATTCTCGAAGAAGGCAGTCTTCGGAGTAGCCCGTGAAGCGGCAACATCTAATGAAATATACCACACAGGTGGCTGTATTAAGTGGCAAATGACCA